GCCATCCCCTTAAGGATGGCACCCGCGCTTGTGAGATAATCACACCGAACTGGAGACCATGATGCCGGTTAAATACCGTGCCGTTGCAGGCCGCGCCATGCATTCGCAATGGGGCAGCACTGCGCTCCCTACCACCTATTTTGGTGGTGGTTATGAGTCTATCGACTCAGGAACGAATAATCTTTCGTTCTTGGGTCGTGTCGACGTTGGAGGTCCCATGCTCCTTAAAAGGAGTATGATGACCTATACCCCCGGTAAATGGTTACCCGGGGACAACGCAGCAGGTTCTGACGCTGTCATGACCTACTGGACTCTCCCCCTCCCCAGCTATACTGTCCGATCGGACAGTGCTGTGAAGGGTGATGGAGCGACTTTGCTTTCAAAGTCAACGCCTAACTCACCGTTGTTTTCTGCAGCAACCTTTTTGGGGGAGCTGCGGAACGATGGATTACCAACTCCATCGGGGGTTCAACTCTGGCGCGAGCATACGAAAGTTGCTCGAGGTGCTGGAGCTGAGTTCCTCAACTACGAATTTGGATGGCGTCCCTTTGTTCATGACCTTCGTAATTTTGCGAAGGCTGTCAAAGGAGCGTCGAAGCATGTTCAGGATTTTACATCCAAACAGACTTCTTTGATCCGAGTTAGTCATGGCACAGATACCCAGTTTTCAAATCGAACGGATCAGGGCACAGCCTATGTGTACCTACCCGTCGATTCTGGGCATTCTGTGACCACGCCAGCTACCGTTACCTCAGAGTATGGGGAACGCGTATGGTTCAAAGGCGCTTTCCGATATTATGCTCCCGCTGAGGGGCCTCTAAAATCGGTCGCAGAATTTGAACGTAACGCAAACCACATTTTGGGTGCAAGATTGACCCCTGAAGTGGTTTGGAATCTGGCGCCATGGTCTTGGGCTCTTGATTGGTTCGGCAATGTGGGAGATGTTATGCATAATCTCTCTACGATCGGCCATGACGGAATGCCTCTGTTGTATGGGTACGTGATGTCCCACACGAAACGGCATAGCTATGCTAGTGCCGCTTCGACGTGGGCCACGACTTCGACGTCAATCGATATGATTGACGAAACGAAGAAGCGGTTTCCCGCTAACCCGTACTTCGGATTCGGAGCAGTTGGGTCTTTGAATCCGACCCAGCTCGCCATCCTCACTGCTATCGGTATTACCCGATAGGCTTTGAGGCACTGGCTGCAGCTACCTTGTGCTTGAGCATAAGAAGGGCTGTGGTTTTCTAACCACGACACATCAGTGTCTTACACAAAGGAGTGCCATCATGGCTTTTGCCGACCCTCAGAGCGTTACCATCTCTGGTACCGCTACGTCCCTCCCTCGAATTTCGAGTGGAACAAACGGTGGTCAGTTCTCTACTGCTGACCAGGCGACGAAGCTTTCCGTGAGCCATACTTATGGCAAGCGGAATCGTCACCTTGTCCGCCTCGACAACACCAAGACGGCTGCCGACCCGCTTCTTGCGGGCGTCAACGTCCAGGCGTCGATGAGCGCGTATTTGGTCGTGGATGTGCCCAAGTCGGGCTTCACCCAGGCCGACCAGAAGGCGATCGTGGATGCGCTTACTGCGTATCTCACGGCGTCGACTGGCGCGCGAGTCACCCAGCTTCTGGGTGGCGAGAACTGATCCACTGAGGGCTACGATGGCCTTGGATATGCGACCCTAGAAAGGGCACATTGAAAAGCCAAGTAGAACTCTGGCGTGAGCTGGCATATGAACTAGCCAGTTTATGTCACACAAGCGCCACGCGGGACTGGAAAACAGTCCAGCGTCGTGTCGAAAATGAAGGGTTTTCGTTTCTGACGATTACCCTCCCTGCCTTCGCAAAGGATCTTGAGAGATCCCTTGATGAAGGGAAGGTGTCACACGAGCACTTTCAATCCTTCAAGAAGGATCGTCGTACCGGGCTCCCCCGATTTCTCGGAGGTTTCCTTGCGACCATTTTCGACGAACATGGAGCGCTTCGCGCCGATTCGGTGATGATAGCAGAACCAATCCGCTGTGTCAGGCAACTTTGTTACCTGTTCCAGAAGATTGAGCTCGAGTGCAATGATGCACGAAAGCTCGACGCCATCAGGGCCTTTATCGACGCTGACTCCGGTACTGCACAATGGGAGGCGGAACACGACCCCTCTATCTTACAAGATATGAGTCGTATAGCACCTCTCCTTTGGCGTGAAGTGTTTACCTCCATGGATAAGAAAATCCATGATGGTGACCTCATTCCAAAGCATGGACCTGGTGCCACTGCTGATCGGCTTCGCGGAAACGCGAAGTTCGATCTTCAGTATTGGCCCAGTCGACTTGACCGCGTATTTCCTTACCTGGAATACGGGTTACCGAATCTCCGATGGAGAACCGGGGAGTCCATGGTGCAGCAACCTGACGAGGACATGGAGCAACCCGCAAGGGTTATCCTCGTTCCCAAAACACTGAAAACTCCACGAGTGATAGCGGCCGAACCGACGTCTCTGCAGTATATGCAGCAGGCGGTCGCCGGCCCGCTCGTGGAATTACTCGAAAGTCGAACTTGTTTCGTCCAGGGGATGATCGGTTTTACCGACCAATCTCCTAATCGAGAGCTCGCTCGCCAAGGATCACTCCATGGATCCGTTGCCACGCTCGATATGAGTGAGGCATCAGACCGAGTTTCAGTGTCCCAAGTGATGGCAGTTACGCAGCGTTTCCCGCATTTCCAGGACGCGCTGCTCGCTACCCGCTCACAAAAGGCGCAGCTTCCCTCCGAATTCGGAGGAGAGGTTATTCACCTCTCAAAGTTTGCTGCGATGGGGAGTGCCCTGTGCTTCCCAATGGAGGCGATCTGTTTTTTAACAGCCGTCTTCGTTGGGTATGAGCGTTATTTGCTCAGCCAGGGTAGTAAGTCGCTCCTCACCCGGAAGGATATTAAATCCGTGATGGGTGCGGTGCGTGTCTACGGGGACGATATTGTTATCCCCGTCGACTGTGTCTCATACGTGACCGACGTCTTCCGATCTTTAGGTTGGAAGGTGAACACCAACAAGAGTTTCTGGACTGGTTCGTTCAGAGAATCTTGTGGAGGGGACTACTTCGCAGGCGAGTGGGTTACACCCGTTCGCGTGCGTCGTGAGTTTCCCGTGTCACGTAAGTCCGCTGAAGAGGTGGCGAGCCTGGTATCTCTCCGTAACCAGATGTATTTTGCTGGTTATTGGAAGACTACCAGGTCGTTGGATAGGGTAATTGAGGAGATTCTTCCCCATTTCCCGGTTATCCATCCGACTTCGCCACTACTCGGTCGCCATTCCCTCCTGCCGTATAGGTGGGAGCGGACTGGCAAGTTCCAAAACCCTGTTGTTAGAGGGTATTGGATCAAACCGACTATTCCTCGCTCTCCGATTTCGGAACGCGGGGCTCTTCTGAAGTGTCTTTTGGGTGCATATTATGACCCTGGACACCTCGAGCGGTCTGGACGTCCCTCAGCCGTCGACATAAAGCTGAGGTGGATGACTCCGTACTAAGTACGGAGTCCCTATCTCCAATTTGGAAGGAAATGTCATGAGGATTCAAACCCTCGAAGGCGAATGTGCTAACTGTGGGCATCATACCCACGTGCTAGCCTCCGCTCAGGAGTTCATTCATGCAGGTGGTTCGAAAGTGAACCTTCCGAAAAGAATCATTTGGGACAACGATTCCGACAACTTCTCTGTCTCTGATGAGGCGGAGCAGTGGCGGGTCGACGACCTGATGAAAGTCTTTCCGGGTCTCTGCGTGAAAGTTCCCTTGACGGAGCTGGCAGTCCACGATCCTATTATGTTTCGCGGATTAGCCTTCGCTTGTGACGTCTCCCACTCCTTTGGAGATGGGGGATGGCTAATGAGCA